TAAGGTAAAGTTTTTCAAAAAATGCAAACGGATCAGGAATTAATTGACAAGGTTAAGGAAGACCAAGACAGCGATAGTCTGGTCGAGATAATCAACAGGCATTCAGGAATTTATCACGATATGGTGGGTAGATTTCTGTCTGGAAGTAAAAATGTAGCCGATAGAGACGGCCTACTTGAGGAGAAAGATTTTACAATATACAACTCTGTAATGAAGTATGACCCGTCGAGAGGCGCTAAATTTGCAACGTACCTCGCTAATGAGGCTAAATGGAAATGTTTGAACACATTAACGAGGAGCAAAAAGTTCCCAAAATGTTCTCTTGAAGAAATTTTACGACAGCCTCAGTGTGAAGGTTACTCATTAATCCATGAGAATTATGAAGTCTTTTCTTTGTTTAAATTATTTTTAGCAAAAGAAAAAGACCAAAGGGTTAAAAAAATAATTGACATGAGGTACAATTCAGTGTCTAATAAGATTGTTCCTTGGAGGAAGATAGCGAAATCTCTTAAGATGAGCATTCAGGGAGTAATAAACATTCACAATAGGTGTTTATTGAAGTTTAAAAAAGAATCAGAAAATTATGTATAACAACATTACAGCAGTAGGGTATCTTGTAAAAGATCCAGAAACACGCCAACTTAGTGAAGGAAAGTCAGTGACCCGTCTCCGTGTCGGTATTTCCCCGGGCAATGCTAAAACCAAATGCTTCATTGATGTTGAAGTTTGGGACAAGCTTTCAGAGATTGCTTCTAAATATCTCACCAAAGGCCGTGAGTTCGTTTTTTCTGGAGAGCTAGCGATGGATACTTGGGAAAATAAAGAAACTGGCAAACCTCAATCGAAATATTTTATCAAAGCTAGTAATATTCAGTTTTTAAATTCTGGCAAAAAAGATGACAATCAATCATCTAATTCAGCAGCTCCAGCTCCAGTTGCAGCTGGATCAGTATCCGATGATGAGCCTCCGTTTTAATGAAGATTTTAGTCGAAGCCCCTCTTAATTCGTTAAGCCTCGGTAATGTTTCTTTTAACATTATCCGTGAGCTTATCGAAAGGGGTCATGATGTAGGTATTTGGCCATCAGGGCAAATTCAACTGAATGCCTATGATATTAATGACGGTCTTAAGAAGAAAATCGAAGATGGTCTCAATAATAGGTATGATTATCTAGGCGATGATATTCCAAGTTTAAAAATTTGGCATTTGAATGGCTCGGAGGATAGAAAAAACTCTAACCAATATCTACTGACATTCTATGAGTGTAACCAACCAACAGACATCGAGAAGAGAATTTCTTCTCACCAAACTCAAACATTCTTTAGTTCTTCCTGCGCTTCTGATTTGTTTGGCGGCATGTTCTGCCCATTGGGTTTCGATAAAGACTTCAAAGAAACAAAAAAAGAATACCTAAACGGTATTACCCATTTTGGCTTAATGGGTAAGTTTGAACATAGAAAGCATACTGCTAAAATTATTCAGACTTGGCTAAAGAAATACGGAAATGATCCTAAGTATCAATTATCTTGTTTGGTTACTAATCCATTCTACAAGAAAGAAGATATGGAGGCTACGATCAATGCAATTTTAGGAGGCAAAAGGTATACTAATATTAATTTCCTTCCTATTTTAGAAAAGAATTCTGAAGTTAATGAATTTTTAAATGCAATCGACATTGATCTCACTGGGTTATCTGGTGCTGAAGGTTGGAATCTTCCAGCTTTTAACGCTACCTGCCTTGGTAAATGGAGTGTTGTTCTTAACGCCACATCTCACAAAGATTGGGCCACTAAAGATAACTGTGTTCTCGTCGAGCCTTCAGGAGAAGTAGACTGTTACGATGAAATCTTCTTTAAAAAAGGCTCGCCTTTCAATCAAGGAACTTTCTATGATTGGAATGAAGAAGATGTAATCAATGGCATGGAACAAGCTGAAAAGAAAGTGGGACAAGTTAACACAGAAGGACAAAAGTTAGCAGACAAGTTGACTTACGAGAACACTGTGGATGTCATTTTAGCCCGTATTTCCAAGGATTTTGATCTGGCATAAGAAGTGTTAAAGAGTTTGTATGATTAATACATTATTGTACGACTTGTTTAGTGACTATGGTTTTAATAACCAAAATTATGCTAAAGATAAAGGAGATTCCTTTGAACTGAAAGTGGAACTCGCTGGCTTCTCGAAAGAAGATGTTGATATTGAAGCTACTGAAGATAAGCTCACAATTAAGACTAATCCAGAGGACCGAAAGAAAACTTTCTATGTTCAACTTTTTAAAAAAGTCGAAACAGAATCTATTACCTGTAAAATGGATAATGGCTTACTGATTATAGACCTACCTAAAAAGGGAAGATCAAAACCGACTAAAATTAAAGTCAATTAAAATAACGGGGGTGGAAACGCCCCCGTTTTTATTTATAATAAATTATGCCTTTATATACTTACAAGCATCCAAAGACCAACGAGCACAAAGACATTTTTCAGTCTATGAATGAAGAGCATGTTTATATTGATGAACTCGGGATCGAATGGAAACGGGTTTATTTCGCGCCGAACGCTTGTATTGACTCCAATATTGATCCATTCAGTCAAAGGCAATTTGTGGACAGTACAGGAGGTAAAAAAGGCACTGTAGGTAACATGCTAGACTATTCAGCGGAGATGAGCTCAAAACGAGCAGAAAAATCTGGAGGAGTAGACCCAGTCAAACAAAAATACTTTGACAACTACGCTGCCAAAAGAAAAGGCCAACGACATATAGCAGAAAGAAAACAAACTTACGAGAGTAAGAACGTTAAGATTGAGTATGATTAAAACCTTCCTTTGGTAGCGTTATAGTTTCTCAATATCTCACTAGCTGTTAAAGATCTATCGTAGCAGTATAATTCTGATATCTGCCCATCTAAAAATTGATTATATCCTCCTACGTCTCGATCCACACCCAATATTGATGATGAGCCAGATGAGCTGTCTATAAGAGACCCGCTCAAAGATTCTTGATAGAATAAACTTCCATCCTTATACATTTTTAGGGTAGAGCCGTCATAAGTAAAGCCTATAAATTTCCAAAAGCTTGAGCTTAAGGAATTTGTTGAAGTGAATGTTTTAGTCTCTGTTAAAGGATCAGTAAATAAAGATAATCTAACTTGAATCTTTCCGTTAGAATTAAAACCCAGACGTATGCGTTCTGATGCTCCTCCATTTGCAATTCTAATATAAACATAAGGACTATCTACAAAAGAGTCTAGATATACCCAAGCGAAAATACTTGTCTCATTATTGCCGTGGGAACTTAACAACGGTGAACTCTCAATATCAACCCTATCATCGACTCCATCAAATTGGATACTCCCCCCATTAGCAGAATCAAAAGAAGGCCCATTAATAAGAACACTATCATACCCATTGGGACTTCTGTCTTTCCACGTAGTCCCACTTCCCGAATAAGACAATTTATCTGAAGCGTCTAAGTGTAAAATTAAACCATCAGTAACGATATTTTTACTATTTTTAATTTTTAAGCCCATGATTTTAATTGGTTATCTCAAAGCTAAATCCTAAAGAGTAGTTCATATTACCATTCACGTCCATTTGATAAGAAGAACTTTCTAGTTTTAAGTCTTCAAATGAAAACGTATTCTGATATTCTTTGCGGGTATCCATTACTTGAATGTCGAAATCATATCCCGACTCACTTGTGATTAGAGATTTAATATCTCCTGTAGCGAAACCAGAAACCAAAAACTCAAGAGAAACAGAAGAGGTAATTGGGTATTGGACCTTTCTACCGTATGGGTAATCGCTTCCCAAACCAAATAAATCTACCCTGTTGATTGGTATATTGAATGAAAAAGATTGCAAATGAGCATCACCACTGATAGGCGCACCACCAATCTGCAAATTCTGCAATGTCACATTGACATCAGTAGGCGAGCATAATGGCGGATTAAATCTATTAACACTGCTATAATAATCAAAACCACTAATCTCTGTATCTTCTAAATTTACATAACCAACTGAATTATTGTTGCCTAATTGAAGATTTATAGCTGGATTTTCTACGCCAGTAAAATCTCCTCGCTCCACGGTAATATTAGAGCATTTATAACTTGTGGATACAACGGGAAGACTTCCAACAGAAAAACCTAAAGAATAATTCGTTAGGAAAGCGTTGCCAATACAGACAACCTCTGAAGCAGAAGTTAGATCAGCTATCTTAGAAACTTGGTTAGGAACCAAATCGACTCCTTGATCCTCATGGTTTACAATATAAAAGTTTTGATCTTCATTAGTGTAACCATTAAAAAATCCTGTGCCATCATAAGAAGGATTAGCATCTGTCAGACCTAACAAATTCTCATTGAACATTGCTGGTGTATAATAATAGCTTATACTTAAATCAACATCAGGCATCCTAGTAAGATCATTAACAGCCAAAGCTTGAGACCCGATCTGTTTAGATTTTTGCCTTTGTTGCGAAAATCCAACAGAAATATTTTGAACAGCACTCATATAAGCACCGCTCATTGCATCGCCAGTTCTATTGGCTGTAGTATAAGCTGGCCTTTGACCAGCGATTACAACCGAATTGTTACTCTTTAAAATATCTCTAGCCATATTAACTTTCTGTTGGAATCACACCTAAAACATCTTCTAATAATGTCACGCTTAAATCATGAGAATTATAATACTTCCACGTATGATCCCACTCTGGACAGTACATAACCTTTGGTCTATTATAAACAGATCCTATTTCATGCCTAAATCTTCTATATCCAGCTTTGTTTTCCAAAAAATGAAGCATACATTTTAATTGTTTATCACTTATGCTAGTGAAGCTATAACTTAGCGGGAATGAAGCATTATTATCTTTTGTTTTGATTCTTTGCTTGAATGAATTTTTAAATTCAAGAACTTCATTTTTCAACCTCACATCATTCCGCAAACCAATATCAGGCTTAAAGAAAAAATCTTGAGTCCAAAATGAAGAAGACCCCGTTGGGGAGTACTCTGCTGAAGATGCATGATCCCCAGTGCAATAATAAAAGTTGTTTAATTTATTAGTGCTATTATTCATATACGCCACATCATATTTTTTATACTCTGCTGAAGAGTTAAATGTGGGAACATTTAAATTAACAAAATTCATTCCAGACCAATTAAATAAATTTGGGGCTTGATCTACAGAATAAGAAACGGCGACTTCATAGTGTTGATTATTAATATGATTGACCGCGTAATTGTCTGAAATACCATATAAAGATTTATAGATGCCGCTGTTATCGATATTAAACTCAAATAATTGGCTGCCATTCTTACTCTCAATAAATGCCGCTATCTTTTGAGCGTTATTCTCATTGACATCATATCGAACTTCATAATTAGCTATCAAACTATTCA